CCAAAAAAGAGACGCACAAAGCTTTAGTTGAAGAATTGCTAGGGTATGACGTAACTACTGGTTTTAATGAAAAAGAGATTACAAGCTTGAAAGAAACTAAGGATATGAAAGTAGCTGAGTTCGCACATTACCTAGAGAGCGTTGATAGGCTTTGTGCAGGGCTAGGAATAAAGTTGCCTTATCCTGATTATTACTGGTTAGCAATGGGAATTAAAGCGCCATGATCCATTCAATGAAAGACTGTAGGGCAAAGCTAGAAGTGATCAAGGTTATCTCAGAGCAAGGCGTTGCAGATGCGAGAGAGATTGATGAGATTTACAAGTTTGAGCAGATATTGCAAGAGGCTAATTACCTGCTGAATGAATCACATCCTGATAATGATAAATAAGGGTAGAGATGGCTAAAGTAGCAAATAGTAGTGGCAAGTCTTCGCGTGGAGGATCTAAGAAGGGTGAACGTAGAGGTGGAAGACAAAAAGGAACGCCTAACAAGAAAACACAAAACATTATCGATAAGCTGAACGCGCTTGGCTATGACCCTATCGAGTCTTTAGTTAGGTTGGCGCAAGAAGCTGAGGACAGTAAAGACAAGGTGATGGAGTTTAACGCCTGTAAAGAGTTGGCCCAGTATGTTGCACCTAAGCGTAAGGCAGTAGAGATGATCGCAGAAGTAACCAGTATTGATTTGGCTGATGACTTAACCGATACACAAAGGGAGAATCTCAAGAAGCTTTTATGAGTGATATGAATGATTTTGCGCGTACTTCTCTAGGCGCGTTTAGCGTTATGTGTTTTCCAAAGTTTGAAGTGGCCGATCACCATAGACTGGTGTTCGATAAGCTTGAGGCGATGGAACGTGGAGAGATTAGTCGTTTGATTATCTCAATGCCACCAAGACACTCTAAGTCACTGATCGTTAGTGAGCTGATGCCTGCTTGGTTTTTAGGTCGTAACCCTGAGCGTCAGGTTATTCTTAGTGCTTACGGTTCTTCACTGGCCCAGCGATTTGGTGGACGAGTGCGTAATTTACTCAAGACAAACACTTACAAAACTATCTTTGGCTCAATACTGAGCGATGATTCACAATCTAAAAGTGAATTTGAAACAAAAGAGGGTGGTTCTTTAAGTGCGGTTGGTGTTGGTGGTGCGATCACTGGTAAAGGTGCTGACTTGTTGTTGATTGATGATCCAGTTAAATCAAGGGCAGAAGCTGAGTCGCATACATTCCGAGAAAGTACAAAGGATTGGTACAACGCTGACGCATATACAAGACTGATGCCTGATGGCAAGATCATATTGATTGGCACACGTTGGCATGAAGACGATCTGATTGGCTACCTACTTCGAGAGAAACAGCACGAGAATTGGGAGGTTATTACTTTGCCAGCCATTGCTGAGGGTAAAGACGAATTAGGGCGTAAATCAGGCGATGCGCTATGGACTGAACGATACCCTTTGCCTAAGTTACAGCAGATACGCAAATCACTACCCAGTAGAGATTGGGAGAGCTTGTATCAGCAGAAACCTTTAAGTGCGATTGGTGGTGCTTATCTTCATGAGATTTGGAAGCCTGAGATACACCTGCTTAAACCCTTTCCTATTCCCACTGGCTGGAAACGCTGGAGAGGATTGGACTGGGGTTTTGATAAGCCATATTCGTTATGCTGGTTCGCACAAGATTTTGATGGCAATGTTTATTTATATCGTGAGTTGTATGGCTGGGGTGGAGAGCCTAACGTTGGCACACATGAAACAGCGATGCAAGTTGCTGAACAGATATTAAAACTAGACAAAGCCGAGAGAGACAAGGGTGTTGAGTTTAAAAACAATATTGGTGACTTGCCTTCGAGCAATGGCGCAACAATTGGCGTGAGTGAACATTTTATTAGAGCTGGTATTTACTTTAACAAGCCAGCCAAGAAGGGAAATAGCGGACATGGTTATCGTGTTGATAAAGCGCATGAGCTGGTCGTAAGACTGAACAATTCAGAGACAGATGCGAGAGGAAAGGTTGTTGGTGGTGATGGGTTCTTTGTGTTTGACACATGTAAACACTTTATTAGGACAGTGCCAGTGATGATGAGAGACCCCAAGAATGGAGAAGATATTGATACCACACAGGAAGATCACATGTGGGATAGCGTTACAGATTCGTTAGTTAGTAGAAGGACGAAACCAAAGAAGGAAATACAAGAAGGAAGAGTGGTTGAAGGTAGCTTTGCGCACCTTTACGGATAAATAATAACAAGGGTAAACCAAAAATGGAAATAGAAGCAGAAGTAGTAAACGTGGTGAAAGACCCAGCGCAGGACAAGGCGCTAGTCCTTCAGTATTTCAAAGAGATTGATGAAATTAACAAGATTAACGATGATGAGAATGGTATTTATTCCAAGATCAAAAAGAATCGTCAATATATCAAAGGCGAACAGTTTAAAGAGGACGATGTAAAAACTAACTTGGTTAACTCAACCTTGCAGTCATTGATTCCTCATGTCTATGCAAAATCACCTGAGATTGCAGTGGATGTAAATGAGAAGCTGGCCTCAAACCCTGAGTCAGGTATGTATGAAGGTGATGGCAAGAAAAACCTAGCTAAAACGCTAGAGATTGTACTAAATCAGCAATTCAACGAAGCCAACACCAAGCACATCTTCAAGAACGCAGTAAGAAGCTCTAAGGTTTGTTCAATTGGCTGGGTGAAAGTCCACTTGCAGAATGTAACTGGCCCAAACCCTAAAGCAACAACAGCGCTGGCTGATACTCGCGACAACTTGCACATGGCTCATGGTATTGAGAAAGAGCTGGAGGCTGATGAGAATAACGAATTGCAAAAGGCACGCCTAGAGCAGATTGAAGAAGGCTTATTAAATACACCTGAGATTGTATTGAGCAAAGGCTTGGTGATTGACAATATTGATTTTGAAGATGTGTTTGTTTCTCCTAGTGTTGGTCGCTTCTCGGATTTACATAAAGCTGGTCGCATATTCCAGCGTATTTGGAAGTCTAAGAGTGAATTGATGGGTGAGTTTCCTGATGCTAACTGGTCAGGTGTATCAACGCACGAGTGGGGTAAAGATAAGAAGGACAACGATTACAACTCTATCGCAGACAGCAACTTAAACAACAGTGTTGGCAATAACACGCTTAAAGGTAATGAGAATCAAAAGCCAGTCGCAGTGTATGAAGTTTGGGATAAAGATCAGAATCGTGTTCACTTGATTGTTAAGGGTATTGAAACGCCTCTACTATCTTGGACGCCTGAAAATGTTGGTGAGCAGTGGTATCCATTCTTTGGTTTGGCGTTTAACCAGCTTGAAGATGAGTTCCAGCCATTAACAGACCTAGAACAGTGGTTGCCTTTGCAGGATGAGTACACAGACACGCGTACCAAGCTTAAAAAGCACAGAGAGATGAACAAACCGCACTATGTGGCTAACGGCCTAAAAGAAGGTGATATTAAGAAGTTCACTGTATCAGAGACAGCAGAGATACTAGCGATTGATACTGAAGGCAGGCCAATTGATCAGGCGTTACAAAAGGGTGTGCACATTCCGATTGATCCAAAATCATACGACACAACGCAGATCATGCGTGACTTGCAGATCGTATCAGGCTTGCAAGAAGCTGATATGGGCAGTGTTGTGAAGGCTAAGACAGCAACAGAAGCATCAATCATGAACAATGGTCGTGCGACTAGAGTTTCTGAGCAACGCGACACACTAGAGGACTTCATTTCAGCCATTGCTAATTACACAGCTGAGTGTTTCTTACTGGGTTGTGATGTTGGTATGGTTAAAGAGATTGCTGGCGAGGGTGCAACTTGGTATGACGATTCATACATGCCTAATTGCTCAATCAAGCAAAAAGCTGACAAGATTTACAACTACTGTAATGTTTCGGTGCGTGCTGGATCAACTGGCAAGCCTGATGAGATGGAAGACAGAAGCACATGGATTGAGTTGCTACCAGTATTACAAAACCTTGCGATGCAAATTGCACAAGGTCAAGCGCAAAACATGGATGTTAGTTACTTGGAAGAGTACCTGAAAGAGACGCTAGAGCGTTTTGGTATTGATGGAGACTCAAGTAAGTTTATCCCACAAATGCAAGCACCACAGCAACAGCAAATGCAAATGCCAATGGGAATGCCACAAGGTATGCCACAGCAAATGCCACAAATTTAATAAGAAGGGGTTAAGAGATGGATTTAGAAG